TCTCTCGGTGTGATAGAGAGTTCATAAGACTTGACTAATTCGTCTATATCGGCGGCTGTGTGCGATTGAATTGTATGAATCTCGTTGTTTTCTTCTATTTCTATGTTTTTCTTATTACACCAGTCTTTTAGATAGGGATACAATCCAACATATAATTGACCTGTGGCATATGAATATAATCGTATCTTACCATCCCAAACTCTGTTTCTAAATTGTGGTGTAAACTTGTAACCAGGTACCTCAAAAGAAAAGTAATCTGTCAACTCACGTCTGACATCTGCTTCTGCTTCTATTTTAAGATAAACTGAATTAAGTTTTTCTAGTTTTAAGACGCTGCTCATGTAGTGTTTTGTCTGCCTTTGCCATCGCTTGTTGTTTTTCTGGCGACTTGAAAGCAGGTGGTAAACCTAAATGAGGTCTTGCGTCATATACGCAGTTCTCACCGTAAGGACCATCTACATTATTATAGTGTAAAAATACTTGAGCATGATTTGCCCCTAAAAAGGGTTCACGCCAATGTTCTATTTCGCAACCTCTATAAACTATCATATCACCAGGTTTCATATTAATAGGTACTCCCCTATTGTTGAAACCACCTGTCTTATCTACCCACATGGGCCAGTCATATTTCTCCCAATTGTTCTTACGACCTTTTAAATTTGTATTATTGTATCCTAAACATAATGTAGTTGACACCTCACAACTTGGTCTGTCTTTGTGTCTTTTTAAAACATCACCTGTCTTATATAGTCTCCAGTATGAGTAAGTAGGTTTAAGATTTAAACCTGTAATATCTCTCATACCTTTTAGACCATATTGTAATAACGTCTCCATTGCTGGATCAGCATAACATGAATAAGTATCAGGCACTTGTTTATCTGTATATGTGCCATCTATGTCTTCTCTATAACCAGGCCATTTAGTATTGACCATAGTTTTTGCTCTAATGGCTCTCATCTGTGCATAACCGTATAGGTAATCTGCAAGTATTGGTGGTATAAACTCTCTTATAACACAATACTTATTTTCTTTGTAAAATTTTGCTGTATCTTTTATTGCCATGGTTTTCCTAAACTCCATAACACTAATGAATATCTAGTTCCTTTGGTTACTGGTGTGACACAATGATAAGTAAAACTAGGAAATATTATTATTGATCCTGTTGGTCTTATTTCTTCACACACTTTAAATCTTTTTTTTCCTGCATGAGCACCTAAATCAAATTTTAGATTACCACCTGCATAGTTTTTAGGATCAGTAAGATTGACCGTCATACTTATCTTTCTTACCTTATCCCACATGTTTGGATTATCTGAATAACCATTAGGTAACCAACCATGAGCACCTGATTTTTTTGTAGGTATATCTGCAGCCTTCATATCAGGTTCTGGTTTACCATCAGGTCTAATAACTACAAAACCTTTATCATCTCTTTTAGGTGGTTTGAATTGTGGTTTTATACCTTTACTTTCATTACCATCTTTTATTCGAACAGCAGCTCTATAAACACTCTTATAATCAGATGAACCGTCAGCATGCCATCCGTAGAACCCACCATTTTCTTTTCTTCCGTGATATACTGTAAATTGAAATGATTCAGAAAAATCCCATTGCCAGTTCCAACCTGCGTGTGCATTTGCATGATGAATGTAAGGATGAAATATATCATACATCCATTTATCATTTAACCATGATACTTCACTATCTCTTACATATAGGCTTTCACCATCAATACCTTTTTTAGCAAGTGTTTCTTTAGTTGCACCACCAGTAGGTTTATCTATTACTTTTTTACCTTTTGAGTCTGTACCACCTTTTTCTTTACCGTCAGCAGTAGAGGCATTCCTTGATACGCCTTTACTCTCATCAACAATCATTTTTGATAGGCCATGTGATATTATTCTCTTACACACATCTGGCTTGATAGCACTCGTATAAAACATGTATGAATTTCTTAATTGCATTAAATAACTCCTGAAGTAAACTTCTTCCAGTCAATAGCATTCTTAATTGTGAATGTTCTATTTGATATAATTTTTAGAGTTTTCTCTAAATAATCTACCGTTGTTTCTATATATGTTACCTTTTGCTCTAGTTTATTGACATCACTATCTGATTTGATGTACTTATCAACATCTTGTCTTAATACTTTTAGATTAAAAGGTCTTTCTTGGTATACACTAGGGTCTGCTTTACCTGTGTAGTATTCCCACTTCTCTCTTACAATTCTTGCTAAATCTTGTTCAGCAACCTTTAAAAGATTTTTATATTTTGAATGGTACTTTGAATATTTGTTGTGTAATTGTGGCGTCTTTAAAGATTCTATATCAAGCTCTACGTCATTGATTTTCAAGTCTTTGTCTGCCATTGTTTGTATTTCTTCTAACGTCATTATGTATTCACCTTCTTATTATTTATGGATATTTTATCCTATGGATATTATATCACAACTACTCAAAAAATCAAGCTTTATGATGTAGTTTCTATGGTTCTGCCACCTGACACAGCTGCAAATTCGTATATCTTATATGCAAAGGTCACACTAGCAGTTAGGTATTGTATATCGGTTTCTTGTTGATTATAGTCTAAACCAGATAATGATATAGGATATAAATCTCTAAATCTAACTTCTAATGTTGCGTTGTTTTTACTTGATAATACAAATAAAGTTGCGTCTGAATATAGACCACCATCATCTTGTACTGCCGTACTTACTTTTCCTAGTTCTTTGTTGAGACTTACACTATTTGTTGTAGGAAATCTGTCACTTCCTGCGTTTTGTAGATTTCTAAATTGTTCATGGTCTTTAGGAAAACCAAGACCTGTTAACCAACCATGTATTTCTCTATAATTTTCTAAGTTTTCATCTACCAAGAATTGTATAGTTAGATTATCATAATCTAATTTATCGCCTGGTATTGGTATGTCTTTAAGAGGTGTAGGCATATTTGCTTGACCTAGTGATATACCAGGTATGTTTGCAGCCGTACAAAAATATTCTACTTTAGGAAGTTTAATTACGCCAAACCTAAACTTTGTAGGTTCTGCATAGTCAAATTTAGTTGGTTGTCTATCTAATGCTTTTGTAGTAGTCATGCTACTATTTATCTGTTTGCTTATCTACTTCTTCCCACTCTTTTGTTTGGGAATCTTGTTTAAGTTTCTTTTCGTTTTCTGTAAGGTTACTATCTTTTTCAGCTGCTTCATCTAGTCTTTTCTCTATGTTCTCTAAAGGACCTGGTTTTTGTAGATAATTTAAACCTAATGCAAGTAGTGATATGAAGGCACCTACAAGTAATATTCCTAGAAGTTCTTTAAATGGGGATTTCATACTTTTATTTATGCTAAAAAAAAGGGGGCCGAAGCCCCCTCTTTAAAATTTGTTTGCACAAACTATTACATGATGTTCGCTACTTGTACTCGTCTGTAATATCTGTTAGAAGATAATGCAGTTAAGCCATCAGCAGTGATTGAACCAGTACCAGTCACATCGCTACCAGCAAAAGGGTTCGCTACTAGACCATATCTAGTTTTGAAACCAATTTTTGGTTGGAATGAGTCTTGTCCTACTGCTCTTACCATTTGTAGTGGCACATATGGGCAATAGAAAATACCAGCGTCATAAGGTGAAGTACCTTTATAACCAACAACATAGTATTGTTTAGCAGGTGAAGCGTTAGACGCCAAGTTTGCAGCATATGGGTCGATATATACTTTGTATTTACCGTTTAATACACCAGCAAAAGTGTTACCTGTGTCATCAACATTTAAATTGTTGTTTAACGCAGGAGTGTAGTCTAAAACACCAGCCATTTGTAATGCAGAGGCAACATCTGAAGAACAGATAATTATATTACCTTTTCCTCTTCTCGTTCTTTGAGCGATAGTGTTTGCGTCTCTCTCTACTTGGAACATTAATCCTTTGAATCTTTCAACAGACCATCTTCCGTTTGAGTCAGTATCTAAATCAAAGATACCAGCAGTTGTTGTGTTAATTGCAGCGTCTGAATTATCGTTATCAGCAGCACCTACTTCAGCGCCTCTGTAAACTGATCTTACAACTTCTCTGTTGATTTCCGCAAGGATTTCAGCAGATAGGATGTTTGATAATTCTGTTTCAGCGTCTAAACCATGGATTGCTTTTAAGTCTTGAGCAAGTTCCATAGTGTATTCAGCTTTAAGAGCTCTTGATTTAGCAGTCACAGTTGATTTCTCAATTGAGAAAGCCATCTCAGCGAAAGCGTTTCCGCTAGCATCGCCTAGAGCTTCAGCCGCAGCTGTTGTCATACCAGTACCAGTTGTGTAGTTTGGACCTGCAGCTGGGATTGGTGCGTCATTAAGCACAGCAGGGTTTTCACCATTCTGTGCAGTTTGTGAGAATCCAGTGTTCGTTGAAGAACCAGCAGCATTTCTACCACTGAAGTCTGAATCAGCTTCGTTAAATAAAGCTTCTGTGCCAGATTGACTAGAGAATCTACTTCTCATTGCAAATATAAGACCAGTTGGTCCTGACATAGGTTGTACGCCACAAATATCGTAAGCGATAAGATTTGGCATTGCTCTTCTAACTAAACTGATAAGAATTGGATTCCAGTTTTGTATAGATGAACCAGTAGCGTTTGAAGGAGCCGACTCAGACATAAACTGAGCGTCTTCTTTTAAACTTTTCTCTTGGTTCTCTAGTACAACAGAAGTGACTGCTCTTTTATAACTATCACCGATCTTTGGAAGATCAGGATGGTCTAAAACAGGCTGCCACTTGTTTTGTATAGATTCTGATAAAAACATATTTTTATCTCTCCTTTTTCTCTTTTAGTTTAATTAAACTACTAAAAAGTTATTAGTATAACTTCTTAGCTTGGTTTTTACTAATTGCAGCTGTGTATGCAGCCATTGACTCAGATACAAAAGCATCCGAAGTCATGTTATCTGTTGCAGCTACTTCATTAGATTCAGTATCACTTGCTTTTGATTTCGGAAAGTAAGAATTTTTAATTGTTTCTACTTTCGTTCTATAATCAGCAGCATCCACATACTCAATACTTTCTGCTAAACCTTTAAGTTTTTCAGTTTCAGTTTCAGCAAGGTCACTAGATACGTCATTTATAATGTCGTCTTTAGCAAATTCGCCAATTTTCTGATTTAACTCTACATTAGATTCTAATGTTTTGTTCATATCTTCTTTTAACTTAATGATTGTTGCAGCTTGATCCTCAACAACATCAAATTTACTTTCAGGTAAATCAATGTAATGAGTTTCAAAAAGTTTCTTCATGCCACCAATAAAGTCTTCAGTAATTTCTGCCTTTAGACCTTTTTCGATAGCCAATTCGTTGTCTTTCATCCAAGATTCAACAACGTAATTTAGATAAGCGTCAACTTTTTCTACGATTTCTGATTTAGTTTCTTCAACTTTATCAGCAACTTTTGATTCGTATTCGCCTTCTAATTTTTCAATTTCTTCTACAAGTTTTGCTTTAACAGCAGATTCGAAAATTGTAGCAGCTTTTGCTTTAAACTCTTCCGATAGTTCTTCACCATCTGTAAGAGCAGCTACGTCTTCTTTCATATCCATGTCTTTTACTTTATCTTTTGCAGAAGCTTTGATTTCTTTTTTATCTTCTTTTTCTTCTTCTTCTTTAACTTCTTTATCGTGTTCTTTATTTGCTTTGATTTCTTTTTTCTTTTCGTCTTCAGACTCTTCTTTCATCTCTTTGTCTTTTTGAGATTTAATGTCTTTCTTCTCACCATCGTGAGCAGTTTCTTTTTTGTCTTGCGACTTTTTCAAAGCGTCTAAAGCAGCCTTAGGCATTTCGCCTTCTGACATTTCTTTTTCCTTATCAGCTTGCGCCTTTAATTCTTTTTCTTTGTCAGCCATAGTTTCTTTCATCTTTTCAATCTCAGCTTTGATCATGTCAGATTTCTTATGGTCTTCTGCTTCT